CCAAACCTTGCCCAAGTGCCAAGTGACGACAGATTTAGAGAACTTTTCACTGCAAGTCCAGGGTTATGTATGGTCGGTGCTGACCTTAGTGGCATTGAGCTTCGTATGTTGGCACATTACCTCGCCCGATATGACGGAGGCAGATACGCGGACATCTTACTTAATGGAGACATTCACCAAGTAAATGCAGACAAAATTGGAATATCCAGGAAACTGGTCAAGACAGTCACCTATGCCTTTTTATATGGGGCAGGTGATGAGAAGATCGGGCACAGCTACGACAAACAGCTTTCCTCGGACAAGGCAAAGAGGAAGGGTAAGGAGATTCGTACAGCATACGTTGAGGCTATTGATGGCTTGGATCAGCTTCTTACAGCAGTCAAAAGCGTATCGAAGAAGGGCTATATCAAGGCGATTGACAAACGTCAGATCAAAGTTGATAGCTCGCACAAGGCACTCAACTACTTACTTCAGGGATCCTCTGCTGTCCTAGCTAAACGCTGGATGGTAATTAATCAAGACACTATTAAACAAACACAGCTTTGCTGTAGTCAACTTGCCTTTGTGCATGACGAACTACAGTTTGAAGTTGCACCAGAACATGCAAAAGACTTACAAACATCCTTGGTATATAGCGCTGCAGCGGCAGGCGAGTTCTACAACCTCAGAATCCCAATCGCAGCCGAAGCAAGCCAAGGACAAACTTGGAAAGACACCCATTGACGAAACTACTGATAGACGCTGATTACATTGTGTATAAATGTTGTGCTTTTACTGAGGATGAGGTAGACTGGGGTGATGATGTCATCATGGTTGTATCTAAATTCTCTGAAGCATACGATGCAGTTAAGCGTGAGTTAAATAAAATAAAAAATGAATTTCTGTGGGATACACCAGAAATGGTGCTATTCTTCAGTGACTCTAAGAATTTTAGAAAAAAAATTTACCCTGATTACAAGGGTCATCGAAACAGAAAGAAACCTTGTGGATACAGGCGCGTTATCTCAGCACTGTCTGATGAGTGTGCAGTTATCAGGCTTCCTGAATTAGAAGCTGATGATGCGATGGGTATTTATGCTACATCACATGATGATTGTATTATCTGCAGTCCTGATAAAGACATGCGTCAAATTCCAGGCAGGTTATATGATTTAAATGAACAACATATCATTAGTAAAGAACAGGGCCAGAAGTGGCATCTTGTTCAGACTTTAGCTGGAGATCAAACAGATGGATACTCAGGAGTCCCTGGTATTGGTGTTAAACGTGCCATCGGATTATTTGAAAAAGAAGGCTACTCTTGGAAAACCGTGGTGGAAACTTTTGCTACAAAGGATCTTTCGGAAGAGGTTGCACTTCAAAATGCAAGGCTCGCAAAAATCCTTACAGCAGAAGACTATGACAAAGAACCAATTCTTTGGACCCCCTCCGCCAATTACAAAATTGACGATGGAGCAGGATCTGAAGATGCGTCAAATTAAAGATGCATTAGAGAGACCTGATACAAGAAAAGAAGATATTGTTACTCTTTTCTTAGCATTGCAGGCGCAGTGTTTTGTTTTAGGTAACAACATGACAAATCTACTTAAGTTATGGAATCACCCTCCTACTACAACCGAGGATCAATAGAGGTATGGGACTTTATTAGGGACCAAGAATTAAATTTCCACCTCGGTAATGCAATTAAATATATTTGCCGTGCTGGACATAAAAGCAGTAAGGCAGAAGACCTTAAGAAAGCTATTCACTATTTAGAAAATGAGTTACAGCACACTATTAACACAAGCAAAGGAGTTTCGGAAATCGTTTGGCGTCAAGTCCTCGGAGACACAAGTGGAGATGCAGAAAGCTTTGATCGATGAGGAATGGTCAGAGTTTCATGAGTCATACCACATGGGTACAGATGAGGAGGAGTTAAAGGAACTATGTGATCTTGTGTATGTCTGCTATCAATATGCAGCAAACCTTGGATGGGATCTAGATGAAGCCATGGATCGTGTTCACAAATCAAATATGTCAAAACTTGGTGAAGATGGCAAACCCCTTTACCGAGCTGACGGAAAGGTTCTAAAGGGACCTAACTACCAACCACCAAATTTGAAAGATCTCATTGAAAATGCCTGAAGTTATTGCTAGGACCGGACGTGTGCAGAGTTGGATCGATGATCCTACTTCCCGGCTCCCTGTATCATGCACCGTATTTGTTGTTGAGGACTCGATGGAGGGTCCTGAAGGTATTGAAGCTAGTTGGAGGTTTGTCAGCCATGCTCTACGTTATGGAGCAGGCTGTGCTGTACACCTATCTAAGATTCGTGGTCGTGGTCACGAGAATGGTAAGGGGTTGACTGCTTCAGGACCTATTTCCTTTGGTAAAATTTACTCTACTCTTAATGAAACACTTAGGCGTGGTGGTATTTACAAAAATGGTGCCGTTGTTTTGCATATGGACCTCGATCATCCTGATGTCCTTGAATTTATCAACACCCCTCGTCACGAACTTCCTTGGGTTAAACGATGCGTCAACCTTACCCACGAAATGTGGGAGGATTCGACGTACAAGGAAGAGCTGCTTGAAGGAATCAAGCGAGGTGACATCTGGTTAAATAAAATTCGTTATGATCCCTATGGAAATCGAATCTACGGTAACGTCTGTCTTGAAGTATACCTGCCATCACGAGGAACATGCCTCTTACAGCATGTCAATCTTGGTGCCTGTGAGCTTGAAGACATCCCAGCTGCATTCTATAAAGGTATGTCCGAGCTGTGCAAACTCCATAGTAGAACAGGTGTCGGAGACACTGGAGAATACCTCCCGTCTAAAACTGATCGACAGGTGGGACTCGGAATGCTTGGACTTGCAAACCTCCTACGTAGATACAAAGTAACCTATAAAGATTTCGGTCTTACACTAGAAGATTACATCAATGGTGGACATGGATATTCTAAAGCATATCTAATTGTCCAAGCTCTTGCTCAGGGGATCCGTGATGCAGCTAAAGTAGCAACGGCTAACAATATGGTTAGAGCCTTTGCAATCGCTCCTACAGCGTCTTGTAGCTACCGCTCAGTGGATCTTGAAGGTTACACCTGTACTCCTGAGATTGCTCCACCAATTGCTCGTACTGTTGACCGAGATAGTGACACGTTTGGTGTCCAAACATATGAATATGGTGATGTTGAAATCGCCTCGGAAGTTGGGTGGGATGACTACAAGCGTGTTGCTGATGGCATCATGACCCTTCTTTCAAGAACTGGACTTGCTCACGGTTACAGCTTCAATTCTTGGAGTGATATTGTAACCTATAATGAGGAATTCATTGAGCAGTGGCTAGACTCGCCCCAGACTTCTCTTTATTATTCCCTACAAGTAATGGGTAATGTTCAGGATAAATCTGATGCGTATGCCGCTCTTGATGAGGCTGAAGTTGATGATTACCTGAACAATCTATTTAATGAAAACGACCTTAATTGTAATTGTCAAGAATGAATCCTTATCAAAAACTACAAGAACGCAAACGCAAGTGGACACCAGTGCAGACAAGTGCTGGTACTTGCAAAGAAGGTGCGGAGGAAGCAATCCACCGTGCTCTTGCATTGAGACATATGGAACTTCCTGTGGGAGATTTTATCAATGATGCTTTGGCCACTGACATTCCGAATATGGCAAGGGATCTACTTGTGTCGAACGTTAGGGATGAAGAAAATCACGACTTGGCTCTTGGTTACATTGCCAATGCTTACGGCGTTGATCCTCAAGCTGAAAAGGAAGCGATGGCTCTCCGCAAGGCGTGGGTTACGCATCCAGATCACACGGTCTGCAAAGCAATGGTTGCCGAGCGTGCAATTTTCTTCGTTCTTCTCCCTTTCTTTCGCTTTAATGGTGACGCTGGTATGCGAACAGTCAGTGCCGACATCTCTCGGGATGAACAGATCCACGTTGCATGTAACTCGCTCGTCTGCAGCGAGTTGGGACTCCGACCATCTAATTCCTTGGATAAACTAAGGAAGGCTACTATTAATTGGGTAATGCAACCATTGAAAGATGTATCACCTGATAAATATTTGAGTAAAAAATTTTGGTTGGATTCTAGTGATCGGCTGATGTATGAGGGTAAAGCCCCTCAACTTTCCGAGACTAAATCTGCTAGGATGCCCTGCTTTTTTGAGCACGACAACCGAAACCTGCCTCAGTATGCTTAAGACCTGCAGTAAGTGTAAGGAGGATAAATCTAAGGATTATTTCTACAAAGATAAGAGAGTTACCGATGGTTTATCAGCACGTTGCAAAGCTTGTGTTAAAGAAGTTGCAGCTACCTCTTACTTTAAAAACAAAAAAATTATTTCAAAGAAAAACAAATCAAGCTATTCACCTCAACAAGAAAGGGAGAAAAAATTACTCCGTACTTACGGTATCTCCCTTGAAGTCTATGATCACATGCTTAGTGAGCAAGGATACGTATGTAAAATTTGCGGATCCAATGACCCTAAACATAATTCAAATAATTTTGTAGTGGATCACTGTCACGAAACAGGTGTGGTTAGGGGACTTCTCTGCTCTGAATGTAATTTAATGTTGGGAAAGGCAAGGGATAGCGTGACCATACTTCAAAACGCAATCAACTATTTACAGTAATGTCAACCTCCCCCAATACGCTTAGTCTATTAGATGTACGTGGCATGACTGCTAATGCCATGTTAACAAAACTTGAAGAAACATTTCCACCCACTAACCCTACACCTGAAGATACAATGGAAAAAATTATGTACCGATCTGGTCAGCGTAGTGTCGTTGAATGGGTCATTCAATATATGGAGGATAATGGCTAATGGCTATTAGTACGCAGTATGGTGCAAGTGCTGATTATTTTGGGCACGCGGATTTCGAAGAAGCTAAGAGACAAGGTAGATCTGCTAGTGACGTTTTAAGTTATTTGATTGCAAATCCTGGTAAACTTCGAGGATCGAACGTATCAGGAGGGGGTGGTTTGTATGATGAAGTTCTTGCTGCTACTGCTCAGGAGTCTCGTCAACAAGCAGATCAACAAGCACAAAGGTTGGAACAACAGCAACGTGATTTCCAACAACGAATTTCACAACAGCAATCTCAATTTCAAACTCAACTTGCAGCACAGCAACAGCAAGCTAAAGAAGCGCAGCGTCAACTGATGATTCAAATGCAGCGTCCTGATCGTGCCCCTGCTGAAGTAAGGATGGCTAGAGGTGGGGAGAAGCAAGAGCAACTTCGTAGGCGAGGTACCACTGGTTATTTTGGTAGACAGGGTCTTCGTATTGGTTCACTAAACGTACCAACTTCAGGTATGTCAATTTCCTCAGGTGCAGGTATGCAACCTACATCTGGATCTTTCGTATAATTAACAAATGTCAGCTAAGAAACGATACGACTATTTATCCAAAGATCGTTCTCAGTTCTTAGACGAAGCTGAACAGGCATCAGAGCTTACACTTCCATACCTTATCCGTGGTCCTGAAGAGTACCACATGGGGATGAAGAATCTCATTACACCGTTTCAAAGTGTTGGAGCGAAGGGGGTAGTTACTCTAGCATCTAAATTGATGTTAGCTCTACTCCCCGTTCAAACCAGTTTCTTTAAACTTCAAGTTGATGAGAGTCAATTGGGTCAAGAGTTTGGACCTGAAATTAAATCTGAACTAGACCTATCCTTTGCAAAGATTGAACGCATTATCCTTGAATCAATTGCAGCATCAGATGATAGAGTGGTTGTACACCAAGCACTTCTTCATCTTGTAGTTGGTGGTAATGCATTGGTCTTTATGGGTAAGGATGGACTTAAGCTTTATCCTTTAAATCGCTACGTTGTAGATCGTGATGGCAACGGTAATGTGATTGAAATAGTCACTAAAGAACGCATTTCAAAGAAACTAATTGAAGATCGTTTACCTAAAGATTACTTCAATGGTAAACTTGTTACATCAGATGAAGATGATTCTGATGGAGACTGTGATGTATACACCCATGTGAAGCGAGATAACAATCGTTTTGTATGGCATCAAGAAGTATATGATCACGTCATCAAAGGATCACAAGGTAAGTCACCAGTTGATGTAAACCCTTGGATTCCACTTAGATTTAATACGGTTGATGGTGAGAGCTACGGACGAGGTAGAGCAGGTCAGTTTATTGGTGACCTTAAGTCCCTTGAAGCACTCACTCAGGCCCTTGTAGAAGGCTCTGCAGCAGCCGCTAAAGTCGTCTTCCTAGTTAGCCCCTCAAGCACCACTAAACCATCCACTCTAGCCAGTGCTGGTAACGGTGCTATCATTCAGGGTAGACCTGATGATGTAGGTGTTGTACAAGTAGGTAAGACTGCTGACTTCAGGACTGCCTATGAGATGACACAAACATTTGAACGTAGGTTGAGTGAAGCATTCCTTATTCTTAATGTAAGGAACAGTGAGCGTACAACTGCAGAAGAGGTACGCATGACACAGATGGAATTAGAACAGCAACTTGGAGGGCTATTCTCTCTATTGACTGTTGACTTCCTTGTGCCATATCTCAATCGTAAACTGAGTGATGCTCAGAAGAAGGGAGAGATCCCACGTATTCCAAAGAATATTGTCAAGCCAACTATTGTTGCTGGTATTAATGCACTTGGTAGGGGACAAGATCGTGAAAGCCTAGCTCAGTTTCTTACTGTTCTTGCTCAAACTGTTGGTCCAGATTCCATTGCACAGTTTATTAACACTGATGAAGTTATTAAACGTCTGGCTGCAGCACAGGGTATTGATGTTCTTAATCTTGTACGTTCTATGCAAGAAGTACAGGGTGAGCGTCAAGCTGCTATGGAACAACAGATGGCAATGCAACAACAACAGATGGAAGTTGATGCTATGAAGGCACCAATCAATGACCCATCTAAGAACCCTGAATTAAATCCACAACTACAACAACAACCACCTAGCTAATATGGCTGAAGTAATGTCTATGATCTCGGAAGAGACAGCTCCGGGAGAACTCAATGCA